CGATGTACGAATTCCCTGCGCCGCAATTGAAATAGTAGATGTTTGGGTCCACAGCCCAATAAGCTGCCGTCGCGGCATAGGTGGACTGACAATTCAGGACCTGGGCGCCATACTGAACGCCGGAGTGATAAATATTTATGTCCGAATTTATGACGTAAAGATCATCCAGAATGCCCACCGACCCCGTAGGGACAACAACTCCGTTTGCACCGCTTCCACGGGTGACCTGCGCAGCCCTGGTGATCTGCAAATGCCGTATGGCCCCCATCCAATTACTCGGAGTCGTTAGTATTGTATGCAGAGGGTCGGCCCCGGTGAGGATAGTCGCTTGAGATGATTGGCCGATAAACCCCTGAGTGGTTGTCGCAAGCGTAAGGGATGTAACGGAGTAACTGCCGTTTGGAACAAAAACGTCTTGCCCCGTGGCTATCGCTGCAGCAAAAGCCGGGGTGTCGTCTTGCCCGGCCCCTACTGTGCCGCCCGATACAAGGCTTGCATATTGCTGGGGCGTGACATACCCCATGGCTGCAGCTCCGCTGGCTCCGGTCGGCCCCAGAGGCCCTTGGATGCCCGCAGGCCCCGTGGGTCCCTGAGGCCCTGTTGGACCGACAAAGGAAACCATCCCGGTCGCCGCCGCCACGAGCTGCTGAGTCTGCATCGTGAGATAATCAAGCGCCGCCTCGACCACCTGGGGATAAAATCCCCCCTGGTTCGTAAGCGATGTCCCCTGAGTGTACGGCACAACCCTTTGAATCGTAATGCTCCAGCCTGAAGGCAACGGATTCCCCGAAACCGGATATGTAACCGTCCCCCCGGGCCCCGACCCTCCGGCAAATTCGTTGCCGGACCCGATCCCCGTTACGCTGTACTGAGAAGCCGCAAGCACCGTCGTGACGGCGGGGCTGACGTTATTATTCGTAATGGATACGACAAGTTGGGAAGCGTTTTGCACGATAAATGAAAACGGAAAAGCTGTTGTCGCGCCGTTTCCCAGATAGGTTACATAGCTCTGATTTGTGGTCAGCATTAGTAAATCCCCTGTCCGCCTGAGTAATCATCGTCCATCGGATACGGCAGCTCACCCGGCACAGGGTAGTACCCCCTGACCCTGATCCAATCCGGAGTATGATCCGGAGACAAGGGTTGCTCGTTTGCATCGACTGCTCGAGCAGTGGTAGCCGCGTTTACGGCCTTCGCATAGAGTTCCTTATCGACCTGCTTGTCGCCAATAAGAGCGCCAACGAGGTGTGCCGCCAGTGCGTAAACCATGGCCTCCGAGAACTCATCGTCCCAGAGGTTCGGATTATCGACCAGGGCGGTATAGATGATCATGGCGGATTCAAGGTTGCTCATGATGACCTTGATCTGATTGCCGCTCGAATCATAATCCAGGCCGATTTGATACTTGGGCTTATTCTCCATTCCCGGAAAACTGAGCGGCGCCGCGTAAAAGCCGGGCATGAGCACGAGTCCGGTATTCTCCGGAGTACTTCCAGGAGGATAATAAGGCGGCTTTACCTGGCGAAGCCTCACGCAGTCCTGCGGCCATGCGTACTCATATGTCCATGGCGGGGGAGGAAAGGGCGGCACATTATTTGGATTTTCCGGCGTATTGCCGGCAGCGGCGACCAGGGCAAGGTTATTCTGGTATCTCGCAAACGACCAGGGCGCAAGCCGCAGCATAGCGCGACACTGAGGCTCGAAGTGAAGAGTGCAAGCCTGGGCCTCGGGGCTCGATTCACTCATTGATGCGATGGTCGACCGCGTGCCGATCACGCTGAGCGCTCTATTACAGATATCAACTTGAGCGGGCATCAGTTTTCCTTTCCACGCGAAGCCGCGAAGCCGCGAAGAAAAGCAAAGACGGTAATGTCGTCATTCCGGCGAAGGCCGGAATCCAGAAAGGTCTTAATTATTTCTTCCATTTGGCTGCATTCCTCGCGAAGTTCGCCTGCTTCTTCGTTTTGGCGCTGGCCTTGCTACCGGGCTTAAGGACGGAAGCAGCCTCTTCCTGCACAGACTTTCCAGCCGCTTTGGCCTTCGCAGTGAAAAGCCCCTCATGTGACTTCTTGATGTGGATACTTGATCTGCTGCTGCTCGAAGATGAGCTGCTTCTACTCGCTCCCATCTTTTTCAACCTCCGGCTCAGTCGCTACGGCTTCCATCATGGAATGATAGAGTTGCGGCGGCTTCATAGAATATTGCCCGGCAAACTCCATAGCCCACTTCGCAAGCTCGATTCGGTCCCCTAACGGAACGTAGATTTTCATTTACCATCCTTGTCTGTATCCATGCTCGGATACATTTTTCCCGGTAGATCTTTAGCCCGCTGGATCGCCGCAAGCGCCTCTTGAGCCTCTTTTTCGATCTGCTCAAGTGCTTTTTGCGCCTTCTTCAGCCGCTCCGGGTCCCCGTGTATTTCCGTAGCTTCTCTCAGTGTGTGCGCGTCGCCTCTTGCCTGGTAGTCCTCGTCGGTCTTTGGTTTTGCGATACTCATTTCGGCCGCTCCAAATTTTGGATTTCAAGTTGTTCCTTAAGAGACATCCCGGCTTTTTCGGCCAGCGAATAGACGAGAAGACACAGGCGCGATATTTCGGCTTTGAGTTCTGCGATCCCGCAGTTTTGGCAGTTGTCTTTGCGGATGGCCCAATGGAGAGCCGCGCCGATCACCATTGACGCAATTGAGCCCACAATCATCCAGCCGGCGTGATCCATTCCATTCATGCGAGCGCTCTCCTCTCCCATCCCTTAAGGAATTTCCCATCCCCTGGCTTCTTGATCACAATCGCCTCGAAATGTCTCACCAAAACCTGCTTGTACATCTCCAGGGACTTGCACCCGATGAGCAAAAGCCTTGCCTCGTTTACTCCGGTCAAAACACCGATATTGAAGATTTTGGCCTTGAGCTGGGCGAGTCCGCTTTCATCGCCGGGGAAGGGCTTCACGTTGTCTATCCCGCCCTTCATCCAGAAATCGCGGTAGTAGATCTTCACCGCATCGTCCCGGGTAAGATGCGCGATATCCAGGAGCGGATAGGAGCGTTTGGAGATTCCGAACTTGGTGCCGCCTCCGGCGTCTCCGGGAGTCTCCGTGTAGGTGGTCCCTTCCCAGTTGTCGATCAGGTCATCACAGGCTTTCTTGAAGTCCTCGGGATAATCCACCACGTTCCTCCTGTACGGTTTCCTCGGATACCACTTTACGCGGGCCATCTTTGCTCAGTCCTCAGTCCTCAGTCCTCAGTCCTCAGTCCTCGCGCTTCGCGCACTCAGCTCAGATTCGTAAGGTTGTGCTGCTGCACATCCTTGGCGACTTGCTTCGCCTCCGTGGCCGGGTCCGGTGGTTTCGCCACAATCCCCGTATGCGGAGAGACCAGCGCCCCGATCCCGGTGATAGTCCCCACGATCTTAAGCTGCAAATCCGCACTCACGATCACCCCGCAATACTTCGCATACTCCGTGGCGAGGATGCTCACCACAAGAGCGATCGCTGCCGGGTCCTGCCAATAGGGCTTGCCCGCGGCCTTGTCCTTTTCGTAGTACATGACCAGGCTGAAGATCCATTTCACGAATTCAATGATCTGGCTCATTTTGCTTTCCTCGTCGCAGTACAGGTTACTGCTTGGTGGAAATAGAAATAGTTAACGGTGAAGGGGGAGCTCCTGGCACAGTGAACGAGAAAGGGGCGGATTGCACACTGCATGCCTGCCCCCATTGAACGTCATTGACGCACGCCTGCGCTGTCACTGTGTACGATCCCGCCGCGATCCCCGCCAGGTTGAGCGCAAAAGCATAGGTTCCCGTAGCGTCCGGCGGAATGTTGGTTGCCGCAATGGTGGCCGGCAGGCCGGTCACGTTGTAGCTGAGAGTGTCCCCGGCTGGCGGCGTGTAGGTTTCAGGCGCACACACCAGGTAAGGCCCAGCCGCCCGGGCACAAACGGGAACCACGAGAAGCGCAAGAACGCACAAGAAAAATGCGATTCGTTTCATTAGATCCTCACTTTCCCTCAACGGCATTAACAACGGGTGTAATCACCGGCGTAACAACAGCCGCCGTCCCGCTCGATCCCGCCGCCGCCTTCAAGGCGTCATGCACTGTCCCTGTCGTGCTGATGTCCGAAGGATGCACGAGGACGCCCTTTTCATCATAGCGGTCGATGATCGTCACCTCGTCGCCCACAATGCCCACCGGATACTTGCCGTAGACATAGGTTTTGGTTACCCCGTTCACTGTGACCGGTTCGGCCGACAGCGGTGCATGAGCGCAGCCGGCCAGGGCAATAGCCAGAAGACAAAGACTCATCAGTCGCATTTCAATCCTTTCTCTGCTTCGCCTTTAATGAGTTGCAGTCGGACCATGAGACCATTTCTTTCGATGCTGGTCTTCTCGTATAAGTCCTTATATCCGTCGCGCTCATTACGAAGCTGGCGCATTTCCTCATCCACTTCGGTGATTCGCTGAAGTATTTTCGTTGTAATGCTCCAATCAGGCGGATATTGAGTTCCCTTCGATCCCAGGGCAGTGAAGATTAAACCCAGGGACGTTTCGAGAGATATTGCTCGATCTTCGGGGCGCCTATCGTCAAAGTCGTAGCGGGGCACATTATCAACGAAATCAGCTACCTTTTCGCGCGCTTCGTCGAGTAGATTTACTGCATCGGTGAGTAATGGATGTGCCCCAGCTTCTTCGACCGCATCAACTGCAGCACGAATGGCGTTCTCCGCTGGCGTGCATAGTGTGATGTCGTTCCTGCGCAGAAATCCATCAGGTCGATATTTACTCATTCCCCAAATCCTTTCCCCGTAACCAAACATGCCCCGATCAAAAGGAGCATCGCAGGGACTTCGGCGGCCGTCATCAAGCCTTCCTCAACTCCGTCCACCATTGCGCTCAGGTGAGCATGGATTTTCTGTAATGCGCTTTTGGGGACCTCTACGGTCTCTTCCATCGGATTCTCCTTAACTGAGCGAAATGGATACTGGAGATGCCTGCGTAGATACAGGCTTGGCCTCTGCTGGCGCAGCAGCAGTTGTTTGGGCCGCCACCGGTGCCTTAGCCGCCGTTACCGCGGCCCCCACCACTATACTTGCGGCCTCAACCGCAGCCTGCGCGGTCTGAGCCGCCGCCGTCAGGCCCGCAGAACTCAGACTGCCCATTGCGTACTGCTGGGCCGCCGAACCCAATGCCCCAACGACCGTGTTCGCATTGGTCAGCAGGGGATTTACGATGCTGCTGATGGTGCTCGCGGTTCCGGGGAAAACGGCTTCAAGGACAGGTTCCACGGACTGCTCGAGACCGGTCACAAACTTCTGAAAGTAGGTTACGACCTCGGCCCAGTTGACGCCCTTGAACCATGCCTCGACTTTCTGAATCTCTGCTTTTATTTCTCCGATAAAAACGCTTAGATCACTCATCTGATGCTCCTTGGTTTTTGTGAGTTCCGGAGAGGCCTTCCGGTCTCTGCCTTCTCGGCCTCCCCGTTTACGTAATTTCGCGGAAATGTTTCTTTAATTCCTCAATTCCTCAATTCCTAAATTCCTAAATTTGCTCAGGAGTTGTCTTCCTCCCACTCCACCATGCACCCGAAGGTCCCCGCTCCAAGGCCGGTCGTGTTGTTGTAGATCTCGACCAGGTCTCCGGTCCCCCGCAGGATCAGCGGCTTGTCGTTATTTAAGCAGAAATCCCATACAACGGGTTGAGCGATCATGCCGGCAGCCGGAGGCGAAATACCCATGATCCGGGCGTCAAATGCCGCAAAGCCCGTTCCCGATGTAGCCGCCGCAGTGTAGATGTTCACAACGCCGGTGGCCGCCGCATCATTCTTATCCATCTTGCCCGCCGTAAGAGCCGTAGCGCTCCCCGTGCCCGACACGGTGGTTGAACGTCCAAGCGTGAGTTCGGCATAGAACTTGGTAGCGCACTGGCCCCATAAAAGGATCTTCTTTACCCGGATCGTCATGGTAGCGCTGCCAACGATTTCGACCAGGACCGCCGCCGCGGTGGAATAGAACGTCTGAGCAACGGCGCACACGCGAAATGTGGGCTTGCAGTGCTCCTCGGTGACAAATATCCTCCCGGTGGGATCTGAGCCTATAAGGACGCTCTGTCCCGCCGTGCCGTTTGCCGGCATGGCGGTCTGCACTATCCCCTGATTCAGTCCGGGTGGTAATACGTTCGATTGCGGATTAGGTACTGCCATTGTTTAGTCTCCTGTGGTCAGTCGCCAGTGGTCAGAGAAAGGCTTTTTCTGACGACTGATGTCTGACGTCTGTTCACTGCCCCACGGCGTCCATCCCCGACTTGATCCCCTGGGGGCTCGCGCCGAAATCGGCTATCTTGTCAACGATTTCATGTGTGGACATCTCATGGTTGACAAAGCCCGTTTTTTTAAAAGCCGCCTTTGCCGAAGCGTCCACCGGTTTCATATGAGGACCCGGGATGACATCGTCTGATACCTCGACCACTTCTCCCGGCTCCCACAACCGCTGATCGATGAACGCCCGCTCCAGTAATTCGTACTTAGCCATAAACCAGTCTCCTGTGGTCAGTGGTCAGTGGTCAGAAAAGGCTTTTCTCCGGCCACTGGCGACTGACGTCTGTCCACTGCCCTTAAAGGTATTGGTTTGAATACCCGCTCTGATACCCAAGTCCCGGGCCAAGCGCCGTCTTGTCGATCGTGATAAAACTCGCGATCGCTCCCGCCGTCATGTTGGCCGTCCCCACCACGTAGTTCATCTGCATAAACTTGGGCAACGCAGAACCAAATTGGGACGTCGGAGTCATCGGGGGAACTTTGATCCGCAAAAGCTCGGCGCCCGCGGTAAGAGCCGTCAGCGCATAGGCGATGCTCTGAGCAACCGTCACATAGCTCCCCGGAGATCCCGACCCGTTGTCGGGCGCATACTGCACCTGCACCTGCAAGGTCGAAGAAGACCCGGTGAAAGCGGTCATTACCTGCACAACGATCTCGAGACCCTCGCCGATGCCGATATCCCGGCCGTAGCCGGACTTGCTCGATGCGAGCTGGCTAAGATCGATGATGTTGGCCGAAGCCTGGTTTCCGACCGTGAAAGTGGTTCCCGAATTCACCGCAGTCCCGGAAAAGACCCCTCCGGAAGATACGGAACCGTCCAAAAGCATTAAGGCATCCATTATCATTGGTTTAGTCTCCTGTGGTCAGACTGGCCACTGACGTCTGTTGTCAGCTTTTACGTCAACGCCGTCTCAGTGTTGAGCAACTGGTCACACGTCCGGATCGGAATGCCCCTGAAGGTTGTCACAGGCTTTCCGTCGAACTCTTCCATCCGCAGCAAAACATTGCTCTTATTGACCGCCTGGATGTCAAGCCAGGTCGAAATCGCGCGGTTGCAGTAAAACCCGGCCTGCCCAAGGCTTAGTTGCGGCTCTCCGTTTTGCCCGCTTGTCTGGACGTTACCTGCGCGCGCCGGCTGAATCGGCAGCCTGTGAATCGCTCGAATCATGAGGTTAATGAGGTTTGGAGGAGTTCCACCCGAAAGTGTCGTCACATCGATGTTGCAGATCCGGACCGCGTATCTCCAGTCCTTTACGACCAGGCCCGCATCCCATTTGTAATGGGTCCGCCAGGCGTAGTAGGGGTTGGAGTTTGAATCGTAGACAGGCGTCTTGCCCATGTCTTCTTGCCGGAAACCCGCTTTCTGGCCCTTGGGGAAGATACCGTGAACAGACATGGGGCCCCACATGATGAGCCACATCGACGTGCAGGTGCTCGAAGTTCCGCCGGCGTTAATGACATTATTGGCCGTCTGGGAGTTCGATGTCGAGATGCTCGGGTATCTGGGCGCAAGCCCCATGAAAGCCGCAGGCGTCGATGTGATGTTATTGTAGAAGATCGTTCCGGCCATTTGCTGATTCATGCCCTCGAGAAACGCAAGCTCTTCAGACAGCCTGAAGGCGCGGTCGTTTCCGGAGAGTGCCACCAGGTCAACGTCGATATCCGAATAGGTCTCGAGCATGCCGCAAGATTCGGTGATTTGCGCAGTGGTCGATTTGCCCCTGGGTACGCCCTGGTTCAGCAACCGCCAGTAAGCCTGGGGAAGGCCGGTTCTGATCGTGGTCTTATGCCCGGTCGGAAGGTTTCCTTCCACCCAGAGCATGTCGTCCAGGATCTCGTTTGTCTGGGACAAAAGATTGATGATCTGGGCTATTTTCCCATCGTCGTCGATGCGTTTCGCCCAGTCCACCAGTGTCAGTGCAACAGGTCCTATGGTCGCCATTTATAAACTCCTGGAAGCATGAAGCACGAAGCATGAAGCACGAAGCTGTTATTCCCGCTCCTTGCTACTCGCTTCCCGCTTCCTGCATTTTGGGGTACATTGCGTTCAGGAAATCCTTGCTCTTGTTCACCGGTCCCCCTGTCAGGTTTCCCGGCTCTTTCAAAAGATTTCCCATCCTCACAAACAATTTGACCAGGGCAGGGTTATTCCCCGCGCCCGTCATGTTGAGAGCCTCTCGCAGAGCCTGGGCGTCGGCATCGTTTGTGACAAACGGATTTGACTCGCCCGGCTGGAACACCAGCGCGGCGGCCTTTACGGAATCCTGGAACTTTGTTCCACCGATCTCCGGGTCCGCTTTCACTTCGGCCTGCCATTTGGTCTGCGTCTCCGACCACGCCTTATAGGGCGCCTCGGCCAGAGCCTTTATCTTGTCCCCTCCGAAGCTGAGCAGCTTCTGGGCTTGCTCCTGAGTAAGGTCCAGCTCTTTTGCCAGCCCCTTAAACTCAGTCGCGCTCGCTTCATCAAGGCTTGTGCCCTCGGGCATCGTGAAATCTGCATATTCCTCCGGCGCTTTGGGCTCCGGTTTTTTCTCCTCATCCTCTTTAGGCTTCTCTTCGCCTTCAGGAGGTTTC